AAAAACGACGAGGGTTGCGCTGTCAGGGAGAAACAAACGCCCCCAACAGAGGAAGGGCGGGGGGGGGGGGTGGGGGGGGGAAGTTCTGCTCTAAGCGATGTAAGGCTATTAAACAAAATGATGAGGGAATAGGTAGAGACTATCAGGATCAAGTATATATACCGATGGAAGAAGATATATTTTATATTCCAACATGGGATAGGATTGAGGATTAACAATGGCATACGCAGGACATAAAAACAAGACAATGCCTGACGGGCAAAATATCGTTGACTACATTATGCCAACGATTATTCAGGAGAGTAGACTTTATGGTGGGATAGCACTACCATCAAGAGAACAAATAGCTCTTGTAATTAGAGCAATGAGAACGCACCCATTACTAGAATACGCCGCTAAATATGATTTTTCAGAGCTATCTAAGTCTGATGAAGTTACAAGGTTTTGGCCAACCATATTAAGTATTGATAGTTTCTTTAGAGACGCACCACTAGAGGTCTTAGATGCGCATAATAATATAATAAGGAATACCATGAGATTAAGAAATAAGAAGACTGGAGAAGTTTACTATATGTATTCTGAGAGCGTTAATCTAGGTGATAAACCTCAAATTATATTATTCCCAAGAGGGCAAGTCCAGACAGACAAAAAAATATACAGCTATGACTCTCTCTCTAAACTTAACGAGGATTGGGAGGACTATGAAAAGTAAACTAAGTAAAGAAGCATTCATAAAATTGGCAGAAGCCTATTCTAAACAGGAGAATTATGAAAAGGAACTAAGCAATAATCTCGAAGCTATAAATGAAAAATACAAAGTCTACATGGGATTCATTGGCTTTCCTAGCGCTTCTGACTTAATCATGGACGTAGTACTAGATCTCCTCGGCGAGGATTTCAGCTACTATTTTTATGACTGCAATGAAAGCTTTGATAAATTTAACAAAAATACTACCTTGGCGGACGGTACTCACCCAACCGTTAAGGACTTCGGTGAGTTATGGGAGTTCAGCCAAAAATATGGGATCGATACAGAATGAAATACTACACTTCAGATGTTATTAGAAAAGAGGAGAAATAATGTTACCAACAAAATCAACATTTGACGAATATGTCAAAAAAGGTTTAGTTAGAAGCCAAACCTATAAAGACATGACCATCTATCAGTACACCGAGTTTACTCAATTCGAAAGTCTGTGGAATAACTGTACCTTAAACGCCCGTGGTATCGTGTTTGATGATGATGGAGTACTCGTCCAGCGATGTATCCCAAAGTTCTTCAACCATGATGAACCTGACGGTATTAAGGTTGAGAAGTTGATGTTAAGAGAACAGCTCCCTATAATTCAAGAAAAGTTAGACGGCTCTCTGATTAAAATCACAAAAGACCAGGAACACGGATTAGTCATTACTTCAAAAGCAAGTTTTGAATCAGACCAAGCTAAAATGGCAAAGGAGATTGTAGAAGAGAACAACTACAGCTTCAAAGAGGGCTGGACTTACCATTTTGAACTCATTCACCCCGACAACCAAATTGTCTTGAACTACGGCGATGAGAGAAAGCTTGTACTTCTTGCTATTATCGACAACATAACAGGTAAAGATGTCGACATCTATTCTGACGAGTTTAAGTTTGATAAACCAAAGCTATATAACTACGAGACCTTGTTAGATGTGAATGTCTTAAACAAAGACGGACTACACGAGGGCGTAGTGGTGAACTATGGGAGTTATCGTTTGAAATATAAGACAGATGAATATATCAGGCTTCATCGAATTGTCACCGAGTTTACTCCGAAGAGAGTTTGGGAAGCTCTGTATGCTGGACAGAGGATAGACAGGATGAACATCCCAGAGGAGTTTATCAAGTGGCTTGATGACACAGAAAAAGAACTACTCCTTAAATACAATGAGCTATTTGACAAAATTAACCAAGCTCTTGCAGATACCATTAATATGAATATGACCAATAAAGAAATCGCCTTATCTGATAATGAAGCAATTAAAGAAGTGCGAGAATATATTTTTGCTGTGAGATCTGAAAAAGATGTAAGGGCAAAAATCTGGAAAGCAATTAAACCAAAAGGAGACAAATGAAAATTTTAGCAAAAGTATTAGTTGGTAGTAGGTTGCATGGTTTGGATACTCCCGAATCAGACTACGATTACCGAGGTATACATATCTCTTCGTTGCAAGACAAACTCAGTCCATTCAAAAAAGATAAGAATACTGTTTGGATCGAGGGGAACGAAGACAATACTAGTTATGAGTTAGCTGATTTCTGTAAACAAGCAGTCCAAGGTAATGCCACTATTTTAGAAGTATTTTTTAGCGACAAGGTATATGAAACCAGTCCAGCACATCAGGAGATGAAAGAGAACTGGAAGAAGTTTATTGACACCCATAGATTCATAGCAGCTAGTAGGGGTTATGCCCATAACCAATGGAATAAGTTCTATAACTTTGAAGATACTGGTTTACTTGGTCAGAAAAGAACAGCTAAATTCGCCATAGCTTTCCTGAGGGTAATGTGGCAATGTGAACAATTCCTACTTACTGGAGAGTTTAAGTGTAGTGTTAAAGATTGTGATTATTACGATTTAATGCGTAGGATCAAGCCTATGAATATTGATGAGATTCAGGGGCTAGTTCCAGAAGCAATAGCAGCTATGTCCGATATGAACATGAGAATCAGCATGGCTGAATCAAAAAGTGAGTTTATAAACATGAAGCCAGACTTAGATTGGATTGAAAAATTTATAGTCAGAGCATACGAAAAGGAGAAATAATGAAGGTACTAATGTTAAAAGGGCTTCCAGCATCAGGTAAATCTACCTATGCTAAGGAGCTAGTCTCAAAAAACCATAATTGGGTCAGAGTAAATAAAGACGACCTCAGAGCTATGATGAATAATGGAGAGTTCTCCTATAAGCTTGAAAAACAAATTGTAAAGACAGAGCGAGAACTTGTAGATATTGCTCTTAAAAATGGAAAAAGTGTAGTAATTGATGACACGAATTTTAACCTAGACCATGAATTATTTTTTAGAGGTTCAGCTCGTCAATATGGTGCAGAATTTAATGTTAAGTTTTTCGACACCCCACTAGAAGTATGTATGGTTCGTGATAATAAGCGTCCTAATGGCGTAGGTGAGACGGTAATCCGTAGAATGTATAATCAATACTTAAAATCAGAACCAACCGTCTATGAGCATGATAGAAGCCTTCCAACGGCAATTATATGTGATATAGACGGAACCCTAGCCCATATGGAAGACAGAATCCCCTATGACTGGAATAAGGTTGGCGAAGATAAGGTCGACCCGATTATTAAGAACTTACTCGATGCAGTACAAGGCCGCTATCTCATTATTTTAGTCTCTGGACGTGATGAAGTGTGTCGAGAAGAAACAAGGAAGTGGTTAGGAAAACATGATATTCCCTATGTGCGACTGGTTATGCGCCCTGAAGGTGATATTAGAAAAGATTCAATCGTTAAGCGAGAATTATTTGAGAAATGTATCAGACCTTATTATGATATTGAGTTCGTTTTAGATGACCGCAACCAAGTTGTCGATATGTGGCGAAGTCTCGGATTGAAGTGCCTGCAAGTAGCTGAAGGAGATTTTTAGTCACCTTGACATTCTACCCCTGTTGTGCTATAATGCAGATAGGGGGAAAATAAAAGATAATATCATTAAAACAAACAAAATTAAACTAATAAGAAAGGAAAAAATATGGCACTAAATATTATTTCTGGTGTCCAAACTGGCAAAGAGAAAGTTATCATCTATGGTCAGGCTGGCTCTGGAAAATCAACACTTGCCTCTAAGTTTTCTAAGGCACTATTCCTCGATACCGAGGGTGGTCTTAACTACTTAAATGTATTAAGTGTACGCATCAAAAGTTTCGATGAGTTTATGCAAGCTATCGTCGAGTTAAGAAGTGAGGCTAACTCAGGCAAGAAACGCTTTGACACTATCGTTATCGACAGTATTGACTGGGTAATCCCAATGATTACTTCAAGGATTACTGGAGCAGGTAGTGGCTCTACAATGCGAGAGATTGAGTCTACACTTAAGAATACCTTGAACCGTGGCGACGGCTCATATGGCAATGGTAAACAGTTCTTAGACAACTATATCCGTCAATTTCTAATCAAGGCATTGCAGGGTTTAACCGACCTCGGCTATCGCCTAGTCTTAATCGCCCATGCAGAGCGTAAAATCTTAGTCAACGCTGACGGTGAAGATGTATCACTCGTCGCACCAAAGATTGACACAAATACTATGAACACTTTCGTAGAGTGGGTAGATGATGTATTCTATATCCGTAAAGGTTCTGATGGTACTCGTGAACTCATTGTAGATGGTAGCGAGAACTTACTCGTCAAGAACCGACATGGACTAAGTGGGCGTATTGCAATCAGCGATGACTTTGATATAAATAAGTTAGTAGCAACAGTTAAAAAATAATAAGGAGAAAAAATAAATGGCAATTAACTGGGACGAGGTGAACTCACAGTATAGTGGAAACTTCAAGCCATTCGTAGAAGACGGAAAATTCAAAGTCAAGCTAGAGAAAGTAGAACTTGGTAAGCTAACGCCAACAGGTTCATACCCACTTAAGTTCTTTTTTCAAGAAGAAAAAGAAGTACAGTACCCAAAGCTAACCGAGTGGATTTCGTTCAAACAAGGTAAAGATAACTGGCGTTATCACCGTATGTCACAACTCATGCAGTTCTTCAAAAAGTCGGAGACAGATGCACACAACGGCGTAGAGTTCGCAGAGAGCAAAGGTAGTAATGAAGGAATTGCAAAAGGATACCTCGACTGTTTTAATCGTATTGCTTCCCTACACCCTGAAGTTCAGATTGAAGTTTCTACTGAAGTGACCAATGGCAAGGAATACGCTCGTAGCGACTGGGCAGATAAAACTATCCGTATGGGAAATAGCAATAAAGCCACTACACAAGTCGCAGGGGTAGTCTTAAATCAGGGCGAAACTACAACTGTTGTCTCATCAGATGATGTTCCATTTTAATAGATAGAACAAGCAAAAACATCTAGCCAGATACTAATACTGTCTGGCTAGACCAAAACAAAAAACTAAACAACTTACAAATTAAAGGAGAAAATATGGAAAACACTACACAAGAAAACCTACAAGATAAAACTATTCAAGCTATTGAAGAATTAGCACAGAAAATTGTGTCAACCGAAAAAGCCCTTGAAGAGCAAGAGAGGTCACTATCACTCAAGAATAAAGAGTTCGCAAACTTCATCAAAGCACAAAAACACAACGAAGAGGAACTTAAAGTTCTATTTGACATGGTTAAAGAGGAAATGGAAAAACGAGGATTAAAAGAACATTTAACCTCTATTATGAAGTTCACCTTGTCTCCAAGTGGCAAATATCGCTTAACTGAAGATGCTGATATTGAAGATATCCCAGATGAACTCTGTGATGTCAAGAAGGTCTTGAATAATAAGAAAATCAAGGCATATAAGGAGCTAAACAATTCTCTCCCAGCTGGAATAGAAAGTACTGGTAATATCTTAAGGAAAGAACTTTTGGTATAATTTAACTGTGAACCCACAGAAACAAAAATACCTTAAACTCATGAAGAATAGACACAAGATAGAGTACATGGAGTACTCTGCTGGTGGACTGTTGTTTTTAGTGGAGAAAAAGACCGAGTGGTTAGCACCTGAAGAGAATGACGCAAGGATACTCACGATGCCAAATATCCCTAGACCACTCCACACGGTTGCTCCAAGAAACTACATGGGGCAGACAGAGTGGGATAAAAAACGCAGGCGTTGCTATTATGATGCGAACTACACAGATGAAATCATGGGGACTGACCTCGATAAAGGGAAGTGCCAAGCTCACGAACTTTACGACTTCTTTTACACAACTAAAACAAGTGTATTCAAGAGAGTTGTCTGTTTATCCGAACTTACTCATCAACGAGGTATTCATACTGGGCGTATGCTGTCACTCTACAAGAAAGGCTCACCACTTTACTCCAAGAAGAGAGTACTTGAGGGGGTAGAAAATACTTTCCGTCTAATCTTTGAATACAACAGACTGAATAGTCTGACTAGCGATAAAAAGATTAAACCATACTATGTTTGGCTAGATTATCTCAACGAACCTGAACTTAAAAAAGAAGTTCTAGCTCTAATTAAAAGATACAACATTGAGTTTTGGATTGAGTATAGCGTCAATGAAGAAGAAAGTTGGGGTGACTGGAAGCTTCTCTATAACAATAAAGAATATCGTAGTCCGTTTAATAGCGAGGCTGACTGGAGAGAGTACTTTGGAAAGAAAAACGAAGAAGAGTTAAAGATAAAAGACTGGAACCCCCTCGCTGATTTCAATGAGAAGTTTAAGGAACTTTGGGAAGATTAAGACTTAATAAATGTGCCGTTTTCAGTCTTGCCAGTTCTGTCTTTGATTTCATTGTAGGCAGACTCTAGGCAATCTCTAGGGTCTTTGCCGTTAATAGATGCGAGGATAATCAAGGTAACAAGGCTATCACCGATAGCATCATCAAACTCTACCCCATTTCTATTCCTAGTAACCTCATGAGCGATTTCGCCAACTTCTTCAATAACTTTGTTAAGTTGTGATTTTGGGTCATTCAAGCCTTTTTCTTTACCCCATTTGATGATTTCGTTTATAAGTATGTCTGTATCCATGAGTCTATTATACAAAAATAACTCCCATAAAGAGAGTTATTTTTTTTCGATTGCGGACACCACAATCCTGATTTTTTGGTAGAAGGTGATAAAAAAGATCCAATAGAAGCCGAGCCTTAATCACCTAACTAAATTATACCATAAAACACCTAATATACCATTTTCGTTAAGTCACGAAAATGGTTATTTGTTATATCTTGTTTTCGTAATTGTTATATCTTTTTTTTAAAAATCTATCTTTTAACAGGGGTCAAAATGCAAAAAATGTTATATCCTATTTTGGGAAATGTTATATCTTATGTTGGTGACATAAATGTTACCAACAAAAAACCTCCGAAGAGGTTTTTGTCTTGCGTATATGTCGGTGTAGGACAATGACTACACATAGAATCTAGTACTCAATATACGACTTATTGATAAAGAACCGTGATCACCTCTAGTTCTTCTCTTTAATTATACCATTAAAAAGCCCCAATGTGGGGCTTAGTCCTGCTTTTTCAGCAGTTGGGTGATACCATGGCTATCTGCAAGATATGCAACCAAGTAATGAAACTTGTAGGCTTCGATAATATCCATAACGGATATACCAATCTCATGATCGCCATTATACTCGATACAATAATTCAGTCCGAAGACATCACCACCATAGGTATTTTCGTTCAGATATGCTCCAAACCCTGTCAATTTCTGCCTTAAAACACCAACTTCATACTCTTTTACTTCAACTTCAGCTAAAACGTGTAATCTCATAGCCCCCTCCTTTTGAAAAATCTATACTGTTTCAACAATGCTTCATAAGTTGCTTTGTCTTTACTCGATAAATTGTCCATCACAAACGCTACTCTTTCGGACGGCAAGTCGTCCATACTAAGTTCACCTCTCTCTAACCCGTTCAGAATTGCAAAACAAATTCTCTTTGCCGTTACACCTGTTGGCGTAGGAATTGGCGGAACTTCTTCGTGTAGAGTGTTGTGAATTTTCTCATCAAGAACCACCTTAAGATAAGGTAAATTCCTTAAAGAATGGCAATATCCAGTATCATACCAATGCCTTGTCCACAATAAATGGTGCAAGTTACTACCAAGTTTTCTAGGCTTCATACTATCACCTCCTAATGTGCTAACTAAAACAATGAGTTATAATTTAATTGTAAAACAAAGGAACTAAAATGGAAGAAGAAAATAAAGTTAACATCATCAGTTCTATCAGCTCTCTCTTAGAGGAAGTAGAAAAACTCGCTAAAGACAGAGGTCAAGAATGTCTAATCTCTATGGTGGAAGAGCAATGCTTTAAAACTCCACTTGAAGAAGACAAACCTGGAATCTTAAACTATATAGAGAGCTTCTTAAAATGCCTAAAATCTCGCCTAGACAAGTATCACACCACTCCAATAAACTTCCTTACTAAACATGACACTCCCCATTCCTCAGATAACTTCTTCTTTCGTATTGAGAACTTTGATTTTAATACCTATGTTTGGGCGAAAAGAAAAAAGCTAGACCTCTATATGTTACCAACCTATCTTGACCTGTATAAGAAAGACCTCACTCCTGCTCAAATAGCCAAGTTCGACTCCAAAATATCTAAATAGTCTCACCTTTCACTTATACTTAAGATATGAATAATACGCTCAATAACTGTGGAAAGAATAGCTGTTGTGATAGTTGTAACTCTTGTGATCCATGCAACACTTGCAACTCTTGCAACCCATGTTCTCAACCTCAAACAGACTGTGAAAAAACCAGTCGTGTTTTTAACCCATTTAATAAAGAAGCAAATCAGAAAGAAACTTGTACCTCTATCTCTATCGACGAGGACGGCTCGACACTCAATTATCACTCTGAATGTGGTACTCAAAGTATCCTCGGCGAGACTGTCGGCAAGATTATCCAGTTGTCTGACCTAAAAGATACTAAAGCTAAAAATCCTGATGCAGGCTCCCTACTTGTCTTTAATCCTAAGTGTAAAACTGACTGTCCTTGTGAGCCAAATGACCTGACTTGGCAAGCCTATCATATTCCTGACGCTGGCGACTGTATCTTAGAGGCAGAAGATGGTTTTTATAAAGTCCTCGTTAAAGATGGTTGTGGTCGTATCAAGGAGTGTCGTATCCCTGTCGCACCTAAAGACGGTATCTCACTCACTTACCACCGAGACTCTGTGCCTGATGACCCTGACTTCCCGTGGTACTATGGTGCTTATAATGACAAGATCAACCTACACCTAGAACAGAATGCCAAGAAGTTCTTCGGCAAGTTCGACCTCAAGGTGACAGTCAACTATGGTATTCAGGTGGTAAAATCTGACCTCTGTCCAAACACTAACTTCCGTTCTCTAGTTGTACCAGAAATTAAAGGCCAAAGTGTCAATGTCTCCGAGGAAAGCTCTATCTTGCAAGGTGAAAGTATCTCAAGCACCACTAAACCTGAAATCCCTTGGGGAACGGTGTCCATGCGTGGCTCATTCACTTTTATCGTACCTAAAGGCAAGGAAGCCTCTCTTCACCACGAGTTCAGACTTCGTAGTAACGCCTCGTTCCCGAACTACCTCAAGAACCCAGCTTTTGATGGTAAGCGTTGTCCTGACTCCGAGGCAGCACAAACAAACAAGGTTCGCTATACTGTGTCTCGCTTAAATGCTTTACAAGTCTTAATCGAGCCAACTATGTCCACTCCAAACTTCAACCCTGTAAAAGACACCTACCGAGAGCAACTTGACCCTGCCGTTGACAGCTATACAGGAGTCTAATCATGGCAGATGTATCATTTTTAGAGCTTAGACCAAACTTTAAGATTATCTCTGGTGGCTATGCAGGCGAAGAGACAGGTGTGGTCGGGCAAGAACCAGTTTGGCGTTCTGCAGGTGACCACGGTGAGTTATTGCTTGAGTATTATTTTCGAGACTCTGAGAGTTCAAATAATAACAACTCCTCTCGTGTGGTGATGAAACTAAAAACTCAGTTTCAGGCACTCCCAAAAGAGAGCAATCTAATTGAGGTGCAATGTTTTATTAACTTGCTTGAAATCCGTCGAGATGATATTCGTGGCAATCCAGGGGCAGGGCGTAGGCGTATGTTCTTATCTGGAAGAACTGAGTATCACAACTCATTAACTGTGGAAAACTCCCCTATCAACCAATCGCAGGTTCTATGGTCTGGCGACTCTAACCTAGCTTCAGGTATGGAACAAATCGTGCCAAGTACCACAGGTACACAGCAATTCGGTGTGGATATTCGCTCCAACGTAGTCGGACATAATAACACTCCACTCCCGTCTCCGTTTGTTGACCAGATGTGGTTTGGTGTTGAGTTTAGAAACACCTATTCACTCCCAAAAGCTTATCGCCCAGGCAAGATATTCAATCAAGCCGACAATAAATGGTATTCGCATAATCGTACAGGTGGCAAGGCAAGCTTAACAATAGACAACATTGCGACTCTTGGCATGGTTGATGACCCAGAGCAGGGTGACAATGTTCCATCTATCTTCAATACAGTATGGTCATACATGAAGAAAATAGGTGAAAGACAAGACGATTAAGAAACAAAAATAACTAGGCGAAACCTAGTTATTTTTTTAGCTTTGAGTATACACAGCATACACATAGCCTATTATCTACATATTGAATATACTATGCCTACTAATGGAAGTCAACAGGTTGAACCTCAAACATGGTAGAAATCAGGTTAGCCTGTTCTCTAAATGTCTTAGTCCTAATCTTCTCTTGAATACTTGAACATTCGATACGGATATTCGAGATGGTCAATCTAATCGTTGACCTGTCTTCATAAATATCTTGGTCAGAAAATGGTTGCAATACATCATCTTCCACTACCTCTGTTGCCCAAGATGGAAGTAAGAACCAGTCCTCATTGCCACGTGTTTGGTTGAGTTTCTGCTTGTCATAGGCAAGAGCAAAGTACCACCACTTATTCTCATTAGCAATAACCTTATTGTGTACACGCTTAACCACCATATCCGAGGCGTTGCCAGGTACAGAGAGATATTTAGTGTGTCTCTCAAAGACAATCGGCGTGTCAAACCTTCGCCAAGTGTCTGACTTATAAATCTCCATAATGGCAGGATAATCGGCATGGATAGAAATCTTCTCCTCATTAGAGGTTCTCACATCTAAGACAGGCATATCAGTATCAAGAAACCACGGATATTGCTGATAGTTCATACTCATGTCCCACACTAGACACTTATACTTGCCATCTGTCTTATCCACGAAATTGAAGTAGAGTTTGTTCATGTGACCCCAAAGCTTGCGAGGTTTCTCCATATCAACACGAGCAAAATATGAACCAACAGAGTTTGGTAGTTCACGCCAAGTTGCACCAGTAAAACGCCTAATCCCCTCTTCAGGATTAAATGAATAGACCACGCCTTTATAGTTCACTACATCATCTTGGCTGACTACGCCAGCACTATCCATGAAACTAGACTGGAGTTTTGGTGAGCCATTTTCTAGGTTGACATTAGAGGTGAATAGAGAGAACCCGTGTTCGGTTAAGAACATCAAAGTGCCTGCCTCGTATTCAATCACGGCAGTAGTCGGGTTGGTTGAGTTTAAGTATGGTGAAGAACTTGGCGTGTAAAAGCGATATGGGAACTCTGTATAATCAGGACCACTACTTTTAATCGCTGTACATTGCCACAAGTTCCTATCGTTAATGAAACCACCAATATAGAGCCTGTTGTGATGAAATACAATGAATTTCGCCCCAACCACAGGTGGAACGCTAGAGGTTACGACTTGGCTTTTCCACTCGCTTATCTTGAACCTCTGGAGTGGTGAATAGCCGTCCACATAATAGACCCAGTTATTTCTGTCTGTATCTACTGCTTGAGCGATATAGATATGGTCGGCACGCCCGTCCACCTTAATATCTGGAGTTAAAATAGTATTTTGATGTCGGTCATAAATCAACATCTTAACTGAAGATATATCTGCCACGGCGAAGATGTCGTATCGGTAGCCTTTGTCAGACACGCTCGCTCCATCTTTATTTGAACCAAGCCTATCCACAGGAATGGAAGATAGGTCATTATATATTAGTCCTAAAAGAGGTCTGGAGGGCTTTCTAAGCCACTCTACTGTTAGACTGTTAGTATTTGGTAGGTTCTTGTCCTCAAAGTCGTAGAACGCCTCAAAATGGTTATCAAGACCAGTTGCTGAAATCTCAATAAACCTATCTGTGATTTCGGCATTAGAAAATGGATTGGCTTGCTTTTCGCAGGTTAAATCCCCCCACATCTCAAGTCGTACGAACAGTCGCCCTCGTGGATTGGCGTTCTCTTGTACCACGGTGTTCGCCCGAAGCTCCTTATGTTCAAAGACATCAGGCGATACCTTGCAGAGGTCGACAGACATTTCTGATAGAACCTTGCCACCGTCAGAGGCAGACAAGTAAATAGACAAAATACCACGGCTCATACCTGTGTTCTTAATCCGAATGGTCGAGCCAACTATTTTCCCTGAATAAGGTATCTCGAATTTAATCTGTTTGCCTTGATAAAGTTTTAGTGTGGTTTGAATGTCACTATCACTAAAATCTACTTTTCTATCCCCATAAGACATCAGAAATTTATTCCCCTGTACAGAGGCTGAATTGCCTCGTTGAGTAACGAGGTTATCCGAATTATATCGCCCGTTGATATAGTATGGTGAGGAGTATGGCGAAGAGTTGAGGTCATCAGAGGTGGTATCAAGTCCATAATTGGCAGTTAAAGAAAAGCCGTCATGGATACGCCTAGATGTTCTAGTCTGCCATTCTGTTCTCTGATACGAACCTTTAAATAACTTGTTATTCGCATAATATCCCGCAGGTCGGTGCGAGAGGTGTGGCATATTTTGGAAGCGGGTACTCATGAGATTATCCTCCTAGAACCTGAACCTGTTCAATGCCGAAACGCTTGTAGATTTGTTCGGTCATCTCAGGCACAAACTTATTATCAAGGTAGTCTCGTACGCTACCAGTAAAAGCAAAATCATCTCGCTCTTCATACCAAACGGCACGCATGATGTCGAGCATGGCGTTGTGAACTATGGCTGAAATCTCAATAGTATCTTCCATACTCTTAACCTCTTTAGGAAAGCCATAGGCAATGTAGTCAAGTACGATAGGTGTGTCAAGTGGTCTGTCTAAAACTAAAGACACTTCATCATCTTCCTGTTCGATAGCAAACGAACATGGCGTGCCAGGCTTCATTAAACTAGGGATACTCCCCTCATATAATTCTTCAACACTCTTGTTGCATAGGCAAAGCTTGCATAAATCCCCACCAGTTGATGTCCAAAAATTCATCATCGGGATATCGGCGATACGCCTAAAATCACGGTTTAAGTTCCATTTATAATGCCCCTTAGCGTCAAGGTTCACAGTATAGTGTTTAGAGAAGATACGAGAGAGTTTAGGCGTTAAGGGAAGTTCTCGGAATACCCAGTTAATCGCCGAAATCACGAACTTGTCTGGAGTATCAAGAGTGTCATCACCAACAAGAGTTCTAAACTCATCTGATAGCTTTTTTACTTGCATTTTCATACCTTAATAATACCTTAAAAGATTGCTAGCACTTAAAATATGCTATCCTAGAGGTATGTTAGGTAACGACTTACAGGGAAACAATATTGACCAGTTTATCCAAAATTATCGAGAGGCTATGCAAAGGCAATATGAGGCAAGCCAAAGAAATCTCGAACAGACTAGGGCAAATGACCACACCAATATCATGAGTAATGCCAACACGGCAGGTATGATGTATTCCAATTTCCCTACACGAGATAAAATCAAATACGACACGGCGACTTATATGCCAAACCTGATTAAGGTAAGAAACACTTATCAGACAGGACTAGATAAACTTCGTGCTAACGCTCTGAACGCCTATAATACAGTTCAGTATTATAAGAACATGATAAATCACTATAACGGCTTATAGTAACCAATTAATCATAAAAAATAACCCCCACTGCGAGAAGAGGGCTATTTTTTATAGAGGCAAAACTTTGAAGAAGAAATATTATTAAAGTTAGTTGGTGACTAATAACCTAAAAACCTAAAAACCTCTATGAGCTAATTAAAACACACTTTTTTATTAAATAAAAAATATCCGCTGGAGGTTAAGCTAACGGATATTTTTTGTACAGGACTTTTTTGGTAGCGGAGACTGGATTTGCACCAATGACCTCTTGCTTATGAGGCAAGCGAGCTACTGCTGCTCTACCCCGCTATTTTGTATGAAAACTAAGCTATATGACTATCCCTTAATCTTCATACATGGTCGGATGGGAACGTCTACCCAACCTACCTAGATAATAAAGCACCACACCTAAAATTGCAAGCGTAAGCTACATTTTGTCGTTGATAACCTTGGAAATACCAAAGATAGCACCGAGGAATAAACCAGTTGCAGAGATAGTGGTAAGGATTGCCTCTGTTGGCAAGTTCCAACCCCAAGCCTTAGCGAGTGTTGCGAAGAACACACCAAGAGCTGGCAGAACTACTGCAATAATCCAGCGAAGTGCTTCATAAAGTTTTTGGTTTAACATTTTATTCTCCTTTAAACCTTAGTTTGCTTTACCTTCTTCATTATACGACACATCTTCACGCTTATCGAGCCAAAGCAAAGCAGTTTCGATATGGGTGATTGCGATGTCGACTTCCCTAGTCGGTTTCTTCTCATAGTCTTCATAGAGTTTCTGAACGCATTGGTCTAGGACTTCTTCAACATACTGTCCATTACGACCGTTATCTATAACCATTTTGTCTGATAGCTCTACAATATTATTATCTTCCATTTTTACTCCTTAACGATAAATCTTTAGTTTCATGCCTGGATAGATTAGGTTCGGATTGGCAATACGGTTATCTCTTGCAATCTTCTGGTAGTTTGTACCGAGACGACCTGCAATACCAGACAGGGTATCACCAGCTTGCACCATGTAAATTTCAGCTCGTGGCTGATTAGCTCCCATCAGTTGGTTTACCTTATTCTGCACGGCATTATAGTCATACCCAGCTCCCCTTAATCGGTTAATACGGTCATTGCCGTTACCCCAAGCTCCACTTAACACTTCCTGTGCGAGTTGGTCGATAGACTTTACGGTTGGCACGACTGGTGCGACCTGGTTAGCTTCAACTGTTCCTGCGTTAGCTTTACCTGCGTATTTATCCCAAGTTTCACGACTACCGAAGAAGAAGTCCTTGTCTAGTCCACGACCACCGTCGCCGACAGAGGTGTACTGGTGAAGTGCAGCGAACCTCCAGTTTTTGAGTCTGCCGAAACCGTGGTCTGCCCCGTCGTTCATGCCATAATTGGCAATCCATAAACCGAAATCACCCTTAGTAACTGCACTCCAGTTTAGAGAGTTTTCAGTACTGGTGTTCATGTAAATAACTGGTTTAACTCCAGAGAGTTCCTCGAACTTTTTAAGCCATCGGTATGCCCAGTCCACATTGGTTGCATCAGTACCAGCAGTTGCTTCCCAGTCGAGCATTGGAATTGCTTCACCGATGTAGCCTCGCACTTGGTTATAGTTCCACTCGGCACTCTCCTCTGGTGTTCCATCTGAGGTTAGTGGGAACATATAGAAACCTAGTTTCCTGCCTAGATTTTTAGCGTACTGATAAATTGCGTCGCAAGTGCTGTCAACTGTCTTTGAAAAAGTTGCACGGGCAATAACAAAATCAGGTGCGTGTTCGTCGATTAGTCGTTTGTAGTTGCTTCTTTGCCAGAAGCTAATATCTATGCCTTTAAGTGTTTCACTCATAGTTTCTCCTTTTTAATTATTATAAATGTTAAACACAATAAAACTAGTATTGTTTGGAGTAAAACCCCACGAATAATTACTAATATCCAGAAGGTAATAATAAAAATAAAAAAGACTGACCAGACTAATACTGCCAGCCAGTTTATCTTTTTCATTTGTGTATCCCACCATCTACTACAACGAATTTCAGAATTGCACCGAGGACTGTCATCACAATCGCCCAAACAATCTTAGCCTGAGTATCTTCGAGTTTGCGTAATCGGTTAGACCTATCGTTTGCCCTTTCCTCTAAAACGGTCACTCTCTGAGACATGGCGTTATAAGTATCAACTTTGCGATTAACTTCATCAACTAATTCACGAATGTTCTTGATGTCCGACTCCATCGTGCCAAGCTTTTGATACAGCTGGTGTTCATTATTCATTTTTTTGCTCTCCCTTTTTAGTCAATACAGTATTCAATAATTATATGCCAATAAACGGTCTTTTTAAGTTCATTGCCAATTTGAGTTGCTATGGTTCTATTATCCTCTAGGAAGTAGTATCCACCATACCAGTCAACACTATTTCCGTTGAATAGCCACGGTACCATACGCCATGCTTGTCCAGCCCCTTGGTTCTTGACCATCATCTCTGACCTCACGATTGTGGTGAACTTTTCAAACGGAATACTTGCAGGCACATTGCCTGTACCAGTAATTACTCGGCGATAGACTTTTCGGTTATCTATCCAAGTACCAATATGAGTACGGGTACTAGAGTATACATTTAAATTAGTGCCGACAGGACCAGCAGGACCGACAGGACCAGCAGGACCGATAGGACCAGCAGGACCGATAGGACCAGCAGGACCGATAGGACCACGCTCCCCCTTAACCCCCTGTATTCCTTGAATACCCTGTACCCCCTGTATTCCCTGGTCGCCTTTATCACCCTTAAAACCTCTCTCACCCCTTGCCCCTTGGATACCTTGCCTACCTAGGATAGTCGGCACGCCATTTTCATCATAGAGGTAGTGGTTGCCGTTTGCCTCGTATTTAACGATGGTGTTGTAATATCTACCGTTCTCAATAGGCACACTAGTTTCATCGCCTAAACTAGCAGGGATAATAGTGGTAATTAAACCATGTTTGTTATCTTCACAATTTTCCATTTCTATTCTCCTATCTTTCGCATATACTTAACTTTAATCTCTGGTGTTAAATCGGTCCCTGTAATCAGAATATTAGTTGTTCCGTCATACGTACGGAGCTGCTTGAGTTTGTTTAATTCTGCAAGTGTAGTTGAATCTGTGATCTCTGTTGTGATCGACTGGGCGATTGGATATAAAACAGTAACGTTATTCTTAATTAGCCAATTCTTAAAATCAGTAATACTCGGAATATTATTCATGCATAAAGCTATATTAGTGCCGTTATCTCCACGAATAGCACCTGTCTTATCAATGTTTGGATATCTCTTAATATTGTTAAAGTGTGAGAAATAAGCATCATCATAATTCTTGATAGCGTTGATAACATTCAGACAGATAAAGATGTTCTCTGGCTCGGCTGTTTTAATCCAGTTTTCTGTGCCGTTTAAGGTTTTTGTAGCGGTATTTTTTACTAAATACCACTTATCATCTCTCATAATGATGTAGTCTTGGTAGTTCCCGACTTTATATAGTGCAGGAAGATTTGAAGATAGACTACTGCTAATAAACTCTGTAAAGTCGGTATTTTCACCGTCTTTTACTAGCGTAATTCTTAGTCTTAGGTTCTTATAATTCCAGAATGCTTCACTCGTCTCTATATGATAAGGAATCCAGACAAATGGAACGTAATATTCCTCAAGTATATCATTGACGGTGATAGCAGACTCATTTGAGGAGTTATTCAAATGCTCTGGTTTTAATACAGCTTGATATGGCTGTTTTGATGTATTTCTCTGAATCGGAATTGTGTATATGAAATATGCTCCAGACCAAACTTTCTCAACAGAACCACCAAGGTGTTCGATTTTTAGCTTGTACTTTTCGCTAGGGATATAACTCTTAGAATTAAAAACGTTCATTAGCGAGAAGCCCGTAGTAGGCGTACCATTTAACTCGAATGAACCGTCAGAATAGGTTTTAATATTAACGCCATTGATGATTCTCTCACCGAATCTAGTGTCGAATAGATTCTTGCCTTGAGAGAAGATGCTTATATTGTTTACACCTTTAATCTCACCGAATGTCGGTGTATTCATTCCGACTGGAGTATAATCATTGCCATTGAACGAACCCCCTTCAAATAAACCAAACCTGCTTAGAACTGAATTAGAACCATTCCAGAACGATTTTTCGCCCGTAACGAGATAAATATAGGCTTCAGAATAGACTGCTGTATTCCAGGTGAATACCGATACTTGATTGTCGATAGTATTATAGTACTCGTAATTGTTATTATCTTTGCGCTTCAGTCTAACAGTAAATCGCAAATCCGCAGTGGGCTTATCAGCGTAGACAGAATAAGCGGTATTATTCTTAAGCAGGTCGGTAATTAGTTTCTCTTGGAATTTGACATTATTCTTGGTGGTTGTGCCAGTACATTTAACCATATCATCTTCTTGTTTTAAGGTTAAGCCGTCAACAGTAACTGGCAAACCTGATGCAGCGTCATATAGATTGGTTACGCCACCCGTATATGGCTCATATGGAGTAGCAGTACTGCCGTATTCTAACTGGACTTTAACGGTATCGTTCAGTTTAGAACCATTATTTGCAGCAATAAACAGACAACCAGCGATAATTGGTTGATTAACCGTAAAAGTCTCTGAAGTAGAAGTTGAGGTAATGTTTGCAATCTGTGTAGCACTTGTATTATCTGCCAACTTATATTTAAATATAATTCTATGAGTTCGGGGATGGTCTATTGATAGCGTGTAAGTTCCAGCAGGTAACGGAGAGCTGAAGTCAATATACTTGGTGATATCAGCCCAGCTATTAGTCATTTGCCCAGAGTAGGATATAGTACCATCATCTGCAATCGTTGAAGATAGGCCATTGCTAGAAGTTGGCGTATTTGATATCTTTAATAGATTTTTGCCTACATAGTTAGCCTGTTCCGTATTACCATAGATACTCACACCTAGCACCTTGGTGGCAGAAGAATTAAGCTTTAAATTCGTTCCTTTTTCACTCTCAACAGAGAAGGCGTTAAGAATATCAGAAATAAGAGTATCTTGGTCAGACTGCTCTACCTTTATATCTTCAAACTTCTTGTCAGCTTGTTCTTTGTGCGTGAGCAGGGCAGAATTAGTAGTATTAAGGTTAGCTTTCAGTTGAGTGATGTCGGCTTTGTTATCGCTTGTTTGTTTAGTCAACTTAGTGTCTAGAGCAGAGACCTCCCCCTCTACTTCAGTTTTAGCTTGGGTAATCTTATTGTTGACTCTCGCTTCAGTATCCGTCACCCTACTGTCGACATCAGAAATAAGGGCATAGTTTCTTAGACTATTTTTCGTATCAGTAATACTATCGGTATTTCGCCTAATCTTATCAAGCAAGTCGTTCTTGGTAATGTCAGCCTGTTCAATATGCTTATTCAACTTATTATTCATCAAGTTGACATCATTGGTGGTCGTATTGACAAGGGTTGAGGTCTCCCTCTTCATCTCCTCAATCTTGGTCGTGACATAACGCTCCATACCAGAAACCTTTTCGTTTACCTCTGGCATAACCTTATCGACTACACTGTTCTTAAACTCGGCAAGCTTGTTTTTAACTTCCTCAGAAAGAGCAGAGAGAGCGTCAGTAACGGCTTTCTGTGTCATCGCCCCATCGGTATTATCACCAAGAGTTGTGTAGTAGGTTGGCTTTTCGTTTAGGATTTTCTTGTCGCCACTCTTATAAACTGCTAGTTCACCTCTACTTGAAACATAGAGAGTGTCTTGCATAGCTTTACTGGTTTCAGGTAGTTCCTCAACATAAAGAACACTCGCTCCACCTCGGTCTAGCCTTGTTGGTACACCGTCTGAAGAATAAAGATAAGTATGTCCATTCACCTCATAATAGACGAGGGCGTTCCTATGTTCCCCCATTAAGACAGGAGTTTCAGCTTCATCGCCGAAATTGGTTGGGATAACCACCTTATGAAAAAGCACAGGACATTCAGTAGAGTTCACCTGTAAAACAGACGGTGGGAAGTTCCCCTCATTTTTATTGCCACAATTACAGTCCATTAGGCATTTCCTTTCAGTAACTTAATCTTACGATATTCGCCAGTAGCGTTGAAGATATACATTACGTCATCATAAAAGTCATAAACAGTCTGGTTGCGGACTTTAAGAGGGTTGGCGTTTGCGTCGTAGTGGTCGGCATAAATGTCGCCAGAGAACATTAAGGTGATACGGTGCTTGTCGTCAATATAATAAGTGGTGTTAATATTCGACACATGGACAAAACACCCTGCGAGGTTTTTAAGATTAGAAGAGTCTTCAACCACGATAGAGGGGATAACTGCCTTGATTGGGCATTTTGGCATTACATCTTGTTTGATAATTGCCTGTCCACACTCATTTTCGTGATAACATCTATTACAATTACAGCTTTCCATACCCCCATTATAAATAAAAAATGCCACCTAAAGATTTATGTGGCACTTTTTACAGAAAGCTTTAATATATTTCCTGAGGATATTGAGGTCTATCTCATCAAAGTAGAACTCCCCTAGCCTCTCTAGTTCTGTTCTGTGGTACACCCTACGATTATTTCTAAGGAGTATATCTTCAACACAGTCGGCATAGATGTTGTTGATTTCAATACTGTCTCTGATTTCGGTGATGACCAATCTTTTAAAGAAAGCACGCTCTGACATTATTCTCTTGAGTTCTGGTGGACGGTATTTGACTACCATTCTCACAGCTAGTACCTTATATGGGTCATCGTAGTTATGGCTGTATCCATTAGATGGCTTGTCAAAATCCTCTACTTCCATGCTCTCCTCTTACTTCCCCTCTTCCTAGAGTCCTCTATCTTACCAGCGTTGGCACTTCTGCTCATAGCTCTCAAGTTACTCTTTCGGTTGTCTAGTGGGTTGGAGTTTTTGTGGTCGATTACTCTTTTGTCTCTTGCCGAGATTATACCCGACTTAATCGCCGACCGTCTAGCAGAGTTTCTTGAGGAGCGTTTTTTAATCTGCTCCTCTGAACTTTGGAAAGCGTCATACTCATGTCTGAGGCCTGCCTTAGTACGCTTTCTCTTGCCATTAGCGTCTGTGTACCAATATTTGCCCATACCCTTTTAGATTATCTCCCTACTCGCTTTTCTGATGAGCTTTATTGAAGATATTGCCGAGGCTATTCATCTCGTTCTGGACTTCATTAAGAGCAAGAGTTTGTCCCTCAATCTCTTTTTGCTTGTCGGCAAGGGCTTTAATAACCTCTTCGTATTTAGCTTTAGCTGCCTTAAAGTCAATCTTAAAGAACTCCATATCAAGCTCGTCATTATTCAAACGATTAGTAAATAAAGCGAACATAGCTTGTTTAACGGTGTTCAGATAAAAAGCATGAAGAAGACCATTCAGTTGTTCTTCAGTAACATGAGTGCGTTCTGCTTTCTCAAGCTCTTCAAGAGCAACTTTCGCTTCAGTAAAATACTGCTTGTCATCTTCCCCCATCTTTTCGATAGCTTTATTCAGAAAATCTTTCATCTGGTCTAAAATTGTAGTTTCCATTTTTTACTCCTCTTATACTAATTTAGATTATATAATATTGATATGAATATACAACACATCACACCTGAAATGATTAAAACTCAACCAGACCAGACTGCTCGTATTATCAACCAGATTATCGACTATATCAACGAAAAAACAGCCAACGACTAGTATACTTGTTTCAGTTTCTTATTCACACCAATAAATAACTTGGTAATCTTTTTGGTTCGATTACCTCTTTTTACATAGACCTCTTTGGTTTTTTTAGTTGTCGCTCCACTCTTAACTGCCTGTTGGAATTGTTTCTCTACTTTAAGTATTGTGTCCGAAACTACAAAATCACTATCACGAGGCAATGTTAGGTTTACGGCAACCTTATACTCTGTGCCAAGAGTGCGTGGCAACCCCTTGCCGACATCGTAAAATGTATTATTATCCTCTCTCTGTTCATCTGAAATATAGAAAATATTGGTCGTTATCTCTTGAAGTCGCATATCAAAACGAGGTTTAGAGCTAAAGTTCTCCTTAGTGGTGTCTTTTGGCACTAGAGAGATGAGGAGCGCTTTTCTGTCATCACGAGGCAAATGCAAGAAAGAGATTGGAATAACAGTCCTCTTTTTATTCTGTTCTCTGTGTACTTTCCCTACTATTATCTTTACATTTGGCATATTACTCTGTTGCCTCCAAGGTTTCTCTTGCTAAAACATAGTCTGTTCCGACTCTTAAAATGCCACTATTCACCATGCCCATCGCCCCGTTGTCGGCATTCGTGAAAGTCCTACTCTCCAAAAACTCTTCATAAAACCCCTTACCGAACTCTTTTGGTAGTTCTTTTAGACCGTGGAATTTCTTGTCATGCAAAAGATACTCAATATCCACGAACTTACACCTGTTTATCTTATAGTGGTATCCGATATTGTCTTCACCTGCTAAGAAGACCTTGTGTGTTTTAATTCCATCACAGTCAATATAGTCCACCATGTCAAAAGAGATGGGGAGATACGCCCCACCTTTTTTAACTGTCAGAGTTCCCTTGTACTGAGTGTTAGATGACTTAACAACAAGCCTATCTTCAGTTGTAGCATTAAGAGTTTCTATGTTTTTCATTGTAACCTTTACAATTTAACAGCTAAGATAGTCCTAGACAATGGTTTGAATAGTTTCTTGCCAGAAGTGTTATCGGTGGTCGGTTCGCCGTTTTTACCTTGGTAGTAGTCCTGCCCAATAATGTAGTCATGTCCACCTAAGATATGCAAGAAACCAGTATTTTGTATCATGACAAGACCTGCACGCTTGCCTAGGATTAGGAAGTCAGGAGCAGTATCGAGGTCGGCAAAGTGCATAACCATACGACTACCCTCGTTTTTAATATAGCCACCACGCACTTGCCCCTCTGGTACTTCAATAGCAGTATTGTTCGCCTCAATAAAAGCAATGTTGTCGAAATTACCGTTTGGCAAAATCTTCTTTGACGGTACACGGGTCAAAGTTCTTGTGGTGTTGCCAGTTGTTTCATCGTAAATATCACGCTCCACAATAAAGAAGTCAGGTAAAGCGTCTAGTGTGTCGATTGGTAAGTCGCCGAGGTAGGTAGTTTCGATTGGTTGGTTGCAATTCATTTCTTATCCTTTCTATGAAAAGCTCATATCGTTAGTTATGTTTGAATTTACATCGTGGGTATAAATGCCAGAGGTCTTCAGCCCAGTATTAGAGATATCGCCATAAACGTTAATATTTCCCCATGCTAGTTTGGCATTATCAGGAGTATTGTCGGGTTTCTTCAAGAGTTCTTTTAGCTTCTCGACTTCAGCCCTTAGTTCTGCTATCTCGCCATCTAGTCGCATAATCGTTGCGTTATGTCTTTCGATTGTTTGGCGATATTCCTTTAACACAGCACCAAGTTGAAATGGGTGGAACTTTTCATCAGCCCCATAAATATAGACATCACCTTGAGTTGGCTTAGTTTCTTGGTCAACATCTTTAAGTAAACGCATTGAGATGATGTGAGAAAGTTCATCGCCTGTGATACAGTCAACTTTGCCATCTTCCCTTTCGTATCGTAAAACACTTGGTGAGATTGCAGGAGCAAGCTCTAAGTGAGTGACAGTTTCGCCAGCTTTAATCAGTTTCTTAATATCAAGCCCAGTATCGCCCCACGGGTTTTCTAGGATAAAGCCAGTCTTATTTAATGGGTCTAGCTTTAATTCTAATTTAGCGTTGATAGTACGAGCGTCGGTTTTCTGGCACTCCTCTTCCTGAAAGAAATCTCTTATCCTAAACATCTTAATCCTCCTCCACAGCTACTATCGAGCCATCTTTTTCATCTAAATACAGAGCGAGCTTCTTGTTATTGCCGTTTCTCGGAGCAGCAGATACTTTAACTGGACGGATATAGGACACTCCCTTGTCTTTATTCCAACCGAGAAGAAAGACTTGGTCTTTGTTCTGTGGTGCAGAGAGAGCTTGAGGTTTTCCCTCTTTATCAAAGCCCATCGCCGTTTGCAAGGTGTTCACTTGGTGGTCGAGAGCGTTCCAAGTCGTCCAAGAGTCGCCAACTGTTGCACAGCCAGCTCCACAAGCCTCACCTTTCTGGTAAACAAACAGGGCGTTCTCTTTTGCTCCAAGAGTCTTAACATCACCGATGTCAGACAGGTGTAAAATCTGCCCCAATGTACTCGCCGAGATGGAGTCAACATGGCGTTCTGCCATAAACTTTAATACTCGTCTGACACTATCCACTAAAAGAGTAGTGTCGGTTTCGCCAGCTTTCACTACTTCACTAAAATCAAACTTAACTACCTTACCACCAAAATCAAACTCGACCTTAGTCTTATCCTCATGATTAGGGGTATCCACACCGAGTATTGGACTAGGGCAACCACAGCTATTATTGCAACACTTATTCATATCTTAAGTATAAACAACCAACTAGCTTTTCTAAAAAGTATCTAGTTGTTAGCGACTTCGGCGTAAATAGTGTTATCCTCTGGAGCAGTAACACTTGCGATATCTGTCACGACTTTAAGTTTGAGGTTCTTTGCTACCATCTGAGTTACTTCACTTTTAAGTGCCACGAACTTAGTGTCATATTCATTTAACTTATCGGAGAGTGCCTTGTTGGATTTCAACACCTCTTCGTATTTCTTCTCAAGGGCTTTAAGATTGGCATAGACTGTTTTATTAGAGAGGGCGTTAGTAGAGGTTTCAGAAAGCTCCGTGTCAATAGTAAAGTGTTCAGCCGAAATCCCCTTAAATAATGCAAAGTAGCCGTTCTCATCAAAAAGATAAGTGAGTCCGTCTGCTCGGTAGGTGATGATAGCGTTTCTATATAACCCGACACGCACGGGGTCAGAACCATTTACACTATCGCCAAATTCCTTTGGGATAATCTTAATTAAGAGGTCAGGGCGAGCCTTCTCAAGACTGCCTGCCGTTATACCATCATTTTTACAACTACAATTCATACTCTTATCTTAGCACTCGTTTATTCATAATAAGAAACAATGCGAGAGAGCAGTTCATAGTCATCATCAGTCGCTATTAGCTTGCCTTTATCGACCTTATCTTTTAGTTTCTTGGCAAGTAAATAAGCCACCCTTGTGTCAGCAGAGCTGGAATAGCTACGGATCTTTCTGATGCCGTCAACCAACTCTCCACTTGATTTTTCATTGTTGCTCAAAATACCTCTATCGAGATAGGCAGTCTTGATATACTGCTTAGTGTAGCCTTTACCAGAGGCGCCATACGGCAATAAAACATACCTATCTAATAATTCTAAAGAGCTTGCAGAGTTGTAGAGGTCTTCAGGCGAGGTCTGCATAATAATCGCTTCAACTACAGGCAAGAATTTCTCCTCTAAGTATCTTCGCTTAAACGGTTCAACTAGTTCAGGGCGATAGTCTTTATACTGTTCAATGTCCATTTTCACTCTTGCATAAGCCTTTTTAAGTCCGTCAATTCGCTTTTTCTTATCACCTAAGACAAGTAACCTAGTAAAGATTAAAACCCTTCCACTTGCTCCACGAGAGGTCTTTTTTCTGATCGCTCTGATGTCTTCAAAATATTGCTTAGTGTAGTCATCAAACATTACTTGAGGGGTGGCTTGTTCAGACTCAATACTCATCTCACTTGCCTTTCTTTGACTATTCTCAAGCTCTTCGCTCTTAACTTGCTCTATGTTCTGTAAAATGTTTTCTAGGTTCATTTATTTCTCCCACTATAATCTTTACCACCATCATACTCTGTATTATTGACATTAAAAATCCTACGGATATAACTTTTAATGTATGCGTCTTTAACACTACCGTCATCGCCTAGAGTAGCACCATAAACTTTTCTACCCTTGTTATTGCTCTTATAGTCGCTAGGTAGCTCTATTTGCTGGGCGAGTTCAGTCATAACTTTAGTGTTATTAATAGTTTCCTCTGCTCCATATTTTGCGACATAAGGTGCAATTTCTTTCATCACTTCAGCGTTCCAGTTTATCCAAATATTGTCGATTTTTTCTTGGTCAGTATTCTTTTGCTTTTTACTCTTCTTTTTCCAGTCAGCATATAGAGCGTCAACCTGTTCTCTGATCGCTTTCTTCTTCTCAAACATACCCTTGTCTTTAAAAGTCTTCTGAATATTCGCCGAGTGGATATCATCTTGTAGCCAGTTGGTAGAATTCCAAGAGAGTATAGAAACAGGGTTCTGGTAAAAAGTCGCCACTTCCCCATCTCTGTTTTTCTTCTGATAGCCAAAAATGGACATATCGTCTGCACCTCTAAAACCGAGTCGTTGCATAGTCTCAAGAGCATTCGCTTTACCTTGAGCTTGAGCTTTTGCTGTAAGTTCATCTACATAGCCGTTATTGCCAGTATAGGCACTACCCTTGTTATTTTCTAGGTTCATCAATGCCAGAATAGAGGCGAAGCGTTGGCGAGTAATGGTTGCACCATACTGAGTTTTAAGGTTATTCGCTACATTGAGGACTTTCTGGTAGAACGGGTTGATAATATTATCCCTCTGGTTCTTGAGCTTCTGTATCTTATCAGGGTCAGTTTCGTATCTTAGTTGGTTGTTTATCGCTTGTAAGTCTTTTCGTGCAATTAAAACATCTTTCTCGTTAGAAAGTGAGGATACTGCTTGCTTGAATAAACTCTGTGTACGATCGTAATTTTTACTTAAGATAGGACCCGTGAATTGGTCGCCTATTCGTCCAATGAATTTCTCTGCACCGTTTCCAGCGTCGCCTTTTACTACTGATTTAGCAAGGTCAGTTAATCCGTCAATAATATCCATGCCAGCCGAACCGAAGATGTTGGACAACACTTTCTGTGCCATACCTGGGGCAACATTATTTCCGAACAAACCTGAGATTGTTCTAGCTAGTCCACCAGTTTTACTGTCCATTACGATAGGCTCATTGGTGTCAGGATCAATAGTCGTGTAACTCGTATCTAGTGGCTTGCCAGTATACAAGTCTTTGCCAGTTGCAACTTCCACAGAGGTACGAACAAGTGGTGGCATCGTTTGAGAAATTACACGAGAGATGCCAGGCACGATATGGTCACCAATAAAGCCGTTATCAATTAAACGGTTACGGTCAATATTCGTAAAGCCAGTCATGTCTATTGGCGAGAGTCCGACCAGGTCGTTCATAGCAAGTTCCCAGAAGGTGTTCTTATTCGCCCCATATAAGCTCTCAATAGCCTGTCTTGCAGGTGCGACAAGCTTGCCAATCTCTTCAGGTAGAGGAATACTATATTTTCTGCCGTGCGAGACAAAGACAAGCCCACTACGCTTTTCATATTCAGGTATCTGTTCATAAACTTTACGGTTTTCTTCACTCCCTAAGCTCTGTGCCATTAAGAACCATGTTGGCAAGATCACTCCACCCATAAGACGAGAGGAAACTCCGACAGGGTCGAGTGCTGCAACACGCCAAAATGACTTCGCACCGTTAATTGCTGCTCCGAGATATGGTACAGACTGTTGCAACTGGTTAAGGTGATAGAGTTGCCTGCCGAAGTTCGTGGTAGCGTTGCTACCGATAAACTCTGCATAGATACGAGCCTGTTGAATAGAGTAGCCTCTTTTCATTGCATCAGAATAAGCCTTATTCGTGACTGCCGAACGCAAGAAAGTTTCACGCTGATTATGCAATGTTTCTAATGAGTCCATAGCATTTTCTAGGCTCTCCTTTGCTTTTCCGATAGCTTTCTCTGTACCCTCTTGAAGTTCTGCAAATCGTTTCGCCTTATTAAATTGGTACAGGCTTGCCTCTGTTCCAACCCCTGCCCCAACTCTTGCAATGTCCATCTCTCGCTTTAAGGCGAGTTCAGCAACAGATGTGCCTGTCTGTTCTGCCTTTTTAACTAAAGCATCATAAACTCTCTTATCATTGTCGGCAAGGAAGTTCGCAACATCTTTTCCCCAAGTTTCTATCATCTCTTTAGTCGGCTTACCTGTTGGCACAAGACCACCAACAACAAAGGCGTTACCAGTATCTTTAATCCACTGGTTAATGTAGGAAGAACCACCAACCACGGTAGTACCAGTACGGAATAATTTAGACTGTAATCGGTTTACCTTAGACAGATAAGTGTCGGTATAACCAGAGATTTTCGTATTGAAGAAAGAAGCCGTGAGTGGGTCAACAGCAAGAAGTTCGTGCTGTCCAGCCTTGTTGATAACCTCAATAACATTTTCACCTTGCTTAAAGTCGCTAATCTTATCAGCAAGTTTCTTTACCTCGTCATAAAGACCACTTTCAGCAACAAGGCTAGTCAGACCTTTATCTGTTAATTCTTTAGAAAGAGTACCTAGGCGACTGTCAATTTCATCTCGGAACTGCTTTGCGACAAGTTCTACCACCTCTTTCTTGTCGTTTCCCATAACTGCAATATGGGATATGGCATCGTCAAGGTTCTTCTCAATAACTCCGTCAGTTAAGTGTTCCGAAAATGCTTTTAGAGCGAAGAACTCCTTTGCCTTGTCTGCCATGTCTGTCGCTCCGTTGACTTTGACTATATTGTCAAGCACATCAGAGGTCAGACTCTTATTCTCCATAGCTGAGCTTAAAAACTCATCAATGTTCTTTTTAACTCCACCTACTAGGTCATCAAAAACCTTAGCATCAAAAACCTCTCCAGTCAGTTTTTTAATCGTTTCTTCACCCTCAATGCCAAAGTCTTTTAAGAACAAGTTGGATACGGTATAGTCAGTTTTACTGTCTATTGCGTTTTTGAACATAGTCTTAGTACGCTCTAATTCGTTATGAAGCTTAAAATCCTCACCAGTAATCCTGTCGGTTACCCCAATGAACTTCCAGCCATCTAATTGCCTAATGTATTCAGTCCTTGCATAGTCTTTAGCGTCATTTAAGAGGTCATGCACACGGTATGCCACAACATCTTCATAGTCAGCGTTGGCAATATCGACACGCTTTTGGAAGTCGCCAAGTTTCTTATTTTTATCCGACTTAAATGGTATGTTCGGTTTATCGACATCACGCTGGATACGGAAATAGTCCTCTCCGTCCTCACCGAATATCCCACTCTCTTTTATTTTCTCAAGAGTTTCTTTGTCTCGAAGCTTGAGAACATCAGTTAATAACTCACCGTGGGCTTCATCATATCTCTTAAGCACATCTATAAAGTCATCTGCTTTTTGAGTTAAATCTTCGCCCAGTACCTTTTTCAAGTTTCCAATACGCTCAGTCAACTGGGTCTGTCTCTCTTCGAATAATTTCCTTAACCCCTTATCTGTAATGTTGTCTATTTTGCTATTGATATAGGCTAAATCGACAGATGCACCAATATAGTTATTGGTGTTAATGTTTAGGGTTCTTGCACCTTTAACACCAACAATATTAGAGAGGTCAACAGCCCCCTTCTTTGAAAGCCCAATAGCGTCTTCTGCTTTCAAAAGTGCAGTAAACTTATCGCCGAACATTTCATCATACGCCCCTTTGAATTTCGGGTCAAAATCGGTTTTCGTGATTTTGGCAAAAGTAGTTTTACCCCCGTTCTCAAGGTTGTCTCTTAAATTAGAGAGAAGTCTCTTTTTAAAGTTACTGATATTGTCAAACGCTTCCATTGCTTTTCTATACCCCTCTGGGTCGAAAGTCTTTGAGGGGATTTTAAGCTTAGATAAAAGTTCAGTAGCTTTATGCTCTATCTCGTTCGCTTGTGCAATATTGATTTTCTTCTCTAGCCTAACTAGTTTATTTTTCTGTCCAGCTGTTGGGTTGGCTATTTTCGCTAGTTTCTCTCTTTGCTCATTGACTTTTTTAACTAAGTCATCACCAGTTAAATGGAACAACTTTTTTGCTTTATCAGTCCACCCATTGAGGAAGTTTTTAATCTTAGCTACACCAACAGCTGCACGATTATTAAGGTTCTGTCCGAGTTGAGTATTAGAAAATTTAGTAATAGCTTTACCAGCTACTAGTCCAATGCCTACACCTGCTAGATTACCCACAAACTGTTCTATCACATACTTGCGGGCTTCCTCGTTGTCCGTGTTTCTAATAAAGCGACCAGCAAGGTCAGGGTTCATCATCACGGAGTCAACCACCACCTCTGCCATGAACTTGGTCAAACCAGTTGCCGTCTTTGCCACCTTATCACTAGTCGTCAAGAACTTAACTGCCCCATTAATAACTTTTACGCCATTATTCCCCTCAAGCACAGCCTGCATACCTTGTGCTAGCTTCGTAGCGTTAAACCAAGATGTACCGACTTTGCCAGCATCACCAATAGCTTTAATTCCGAGAGAGGCTAACTTGACCGCTCCATCAGATACGGCATTACCTATTGCTATTGTTGTGACTAGATTGCTAGCAAAAGCAGCCATGGACGCTACTGTATCTCCACCCTTATTAACGAGTTGTCGATTTTTAGCTAAATCTTCTTTCCATTTATTATATTCACTATTATCACCACCAACTGCAGACACTACAAAGCGTGTTGGAGCAGTAGTCGCGTCAGCTACTCCCTCGAAAATACCAGTTAATCCGTCAGTTACAGCGTGCCTTGCTCCAGTCCAAAAGTTGGTGCTAGCCTCGGTGTTGTCTAGGTATTTCTTAAAAGAAAGCAGTTCAGCGATATAGCGAGAGTCTATTTTGTGTGACTCATTTCCTCTCGGTTGTGCCAGTCTTCTTTCTACTGCCTTCTTAATTGCAACGATTTGTTCATCGGTCAGCTTGTCATTGCTGTAAGCGTCAGTTAGTGTCTTATAGTCAATGGTGTGAGTGTTCTTATCATATCCAGGTAGATTGGTAAAATATGAAAACTCTGGAACATCAGGAATAACCTGTCTATCGTTGCTGTTCGGAGTAAAGTCACCATTCTTAATAGTAGCCGACATTGCAGTTTGAGCATCTTCATCAGAGAAGTCAGCCTTATACTCATTCTTAATTTGATCTTTGTACTCATTTATTTGGTCATAGCGTGCGACCATAGAACCTAAGTCACTACTCTGTGCCTTAATCCAGTCCTGTGCAGTTCTCAAGTCGTTCTGATTTGAAGTGAGGGCGAATTTAGTGTTCGGGTTTAGTTTTTGGGCTTTAGAAAGCTCTAAGAGAGCAGGCTTCAGTTGCTCCTTATAGTATTTGCTATCAGTAAAAGACTTCGGGGCATTAACCTCGACATCACCGTTATCGTTCATCTTGATATTATAGGAAGAGTAGAGGTCTTTTTTGGACATGAACTCGCCAGTATCACCATAGCGATATAATTTTTCACCAGAGTTTCTTCTGGCGACATTAGTGTCATTGTACGGCATCGTGCCGAGAACCTTACCGTCGTCGTCTACGATATTAAAACGATTTGGGTCGGTGTTGTCCAGTTTCTTATAGACTGTATTTCCATTGCCATCTGTTGTTGCAAACCACGTATGCTCTTCTGTGCTGTTTATATCATTAAAAGCTTTCATAGTAATCCTAATTTATTATCTCAGTATGTTTACCAGCATTTGGTTTACGAAGCTTGAGGCCATTAAGATAAAAATAATTATCTTCGTTGTCATATGGTGTTTGGCCTTGAGGAACATCTTTTGCTGAGTTCAGGTTGTCTTCTAGTTTTCCACTTTGAATACTAGGGTCTTTTTCCATTACATTACCACTTGTCGCTTGTCTTTGGAGCGCATCTTGTTTGGCGTTAGCTCTTCTCTCTTGGCTAAGTCTTGACCTCATCAGGCGTTGTTTATATTGAGCAGAAAGCCCTGCTAAAACATCAGCTAGTGCTTTTGCTTGTGCTGTGGCTCTTAGATTAGCCACCATACTGTCTACCTGTGGGGTTTGGTAGCGTTGCAGAAAATAGTCTTCACCACCAACTAATCCACCTTGCGTTGGGGCAACATCTGTGCCAAGGTTTCTCGTATCAGTCTGTATTCCAGCATTGTTGTTTGCCTGGATACTCCTAAGGTTGTCAATAAATTGCATTTGTTCATCACGAGAGAGGGTAGGGTTAATATATTTGTTCCCCTCATAATCGTATGTTTCATTATTATTCATGCCTTAATTGTACCAAAAGAAAAGCCTACCAGCTAAAAACTGATAGGCTCAACTTAAGGATTGTATATTTAGAAAATATGAAATATGTAATACCTTGAGAGGAGAACTAGTCATAACGGGTGGGCATCATTTTCCACTTCTCCTCTCAAAATCATAATACCACAACTGTGCTAATATTGGTATATGGAAAGCAATACTTTTAATACGAAAAACATTGTAGACAGGATAAGATTAATTGGGGAATTAGAGCATCTATACTTCCACGCCAAGATGTCAGCTTCTGTAGCTAAATTAAATGGAGATGAAGACATGGAAGTCTTCCACCAAACTGTCGCTAGTAAAGTCCAACGGCTTCGCCGAGAATATATGACAAAACACTTTGGCAAAATGCCAGACGAGCTGTGGTGTGAAGGGAAAGTGTCAGCTAGTTTGAGACAGATTGCTTATGAAACGGATACAGGCGATACCCAAACACTAGTTAAAATAGATGATATTGTGAACACGGTTTGGGGAGAGATTACCAATTTAGATCTGTCAGGCTGTAAAGCTTGTGAAGAGGATAGGAAAGAATAATAAAAAATACCCCCGAAAGGGTATTTTTTGTTGGTTTCACCTCTGTACTAGGCGACTAAACCGTTGAACTCTAGGATCAGTCCGTACTGTGGGAAGGTAATACCACTACCGACGTAAATGTCATCGATAGTTCCACGCTCAAGCTTATCACAAGCATTTGGCTCAAGGTTGAGGGTGTAGGCGTGTTTCTCGAAAGAATAGCCAACACGAGGGTCAAGAAGAGCGACATACTGTTTCTTTGCATCAGCAGAGAAGAGTGGATAAGTAGAAGCAACAGCACCACCAACACCTGCGGTAACTAGCCATGGGGAACGCTTCATAATAACGACATTCCCTGGGATACCGAGGATAGCCTTTACGCTGTCAGCAACCTGGAAACCTGGTAAGTCCCAAGCGTTGAAGGTGTTGACGATTTGGTAGTTGGCGTTAAGGTTATAAGCGTTCTGGACAGAGAAAACGATATCACTTGCAGCTTCAGCGCCCATGAAGACAGTTGGGGCGATACCAAATGAGTTAGACATATAGGTATAAGCCTGTGAGATTAAGGTACGCTTTTCACCAACTTTACCAAGGTTTGCCCAGTAGTGGGTAGCTTTAGTCGTTGCAAGAATTGCATCAACAGTTCGAGCAGGTGCAGCGATAAGACCTTTGACAACTTTGTTCCAGAAGTCGTTTTCACGAACGAACTCATAGGCACGCTTTGATTTAGCGAACTGTTTGGTTGCGTATTCAAGAGTCCAGAAGTCAGTATCCTTATCACAGTAGCGAACACCATAAGCATATTCAGTATCAAAACGGAAAGTTAAGCTTTGGAACTCTGGGTCAGTCGAGATACAAGGTACAGAACAGTTAAGTTTCATACGGTCATGACAAGTATCGACATTTTCATAAGTGATAGCAGAAGTTTTAATCATTGAAAGAGGGTTTTGATCTTTCTCGATTAAGAGTTTCCATTCCTGACCAAAACGAAGTTTTGAGAGAAACTCATCTGCTTGAATTACTGAATTACCTGTGAAGAAAGAACGAGCAGAGCTAATCTCCATTGCAAGAGTAGGTTCTGTGACGACATTGCTTGCTACGAGTTCACGAATAAGAGGACCTTGGACTTTGTAGTCAATAGGAACAGTCTTTGGGTCGGTCTTAGCTGTAGCTAAAGTTTGGGTATAATTACCAGCCATTTAATATTTTTCCTTTATTTAATTTAACTATTCGTCTGTCCTTCTTATTGGCGATTGCAAGTCGTCAATTCAAAGTGTCTAGTAAAATAGGCTTGTTTTTCTTCGTTTTACTCGCTCGGTTTCGCTCGCCGAGTGGGTCTATCCAAAAGACTAGTCCACTCTCTATTACTTTAGACTTATCCTCAATATACACGAAAAAATATCTAAATAAAAAAAATGGCAAGGAAAGAATAAAAATAGCCAGTTGCCTGGCTATCTCTATAATATTTGTGATATGTTCTTGGAGTACTAGTGATTGGTTTTATCCAACTACTCTTTACGAATTATAGACATTATTCTTCAGGAACTCAAGAGCTTTCTCAATACTTGGGTGGCTTTTCCCCATTTGTTTTAGCTCCATATTCTGTTTAACAATATCAAGAGCCATTTCCCTAGAGGTGACCTCACCATTAGCTCCTGTTTCGACTAAGTTGACTGTTGGCGCACCAGAGCCTTCGGGTTCGGTTGGCTGGACAGCTTGGCGAGTCTTAGCATAAAGTGAGAGGAAGCTCCTGATTTTTGCATCGTTAATATTGCCATGATCATCAGTTATGTTAATATCAAAGTCAGCTAGAGTTTTAAGGATAGAACCGTTCTGAATTTCATCTGCGATATTCTTATACTCATCAGTACTAGCTAAATCATTAAAGTATCTACGGTTGTTGAGTTCGGTCTGAGAGATATATCCCTCTGGCATTTTATACTCTTGCTTTGGTTGCTCTGGTTGAGTTTGTGGAGTTACTTCTGTTGGTTGGACTGGTTGGGTAGTCTCCTGTTTTTGTGGATTTGAGATGGTCTGTTTCATTTTCTCAAACACCTTATCAAAACCACCATTACCTGAAGTGAAACGATTAAAAGCTTCAAACTGTTCAACAGACATACCAAGAGCCTTGCTTAACTGTTCTTTGGTTGGCTCTACTTGTGGCTGACCCTGTGGTTGCTCTGTTGGTTGCGTCTGTGGCTGTGTGTTCTCAGGAACGACTTGACCTTGATTTTCTAATTCTGGCATTTTGCTCTCCCTATTTAATAGTTTAATTATTGGACATATTTAGTTTTTTATCAAGTTCAGAAAGCATCTCAGCCAGTTCTCGAATATCTCTAGCTGTCGCCCCTGCCCCTGCTATGTTTACCTCTTGAAGTTGTTTCTCTAATAGTCTAGCTTTTACCTTCAGGCTTTTTGACAACCTGCTAATAATAGCTGGATTACTCTCTGTCCTATAAAGAGTATTTATGATAATCTCGCTTGCATTTTCCATTGGTTAGTATTCTATTCCATACTGTTAGGATTTGCAAACATTGAGCCACTTTCCTCAGTTAAGCCATCGAGGTTGGTCTTCATTGCCCCATCTTGAGATAGCATCTCAAGTAATTCAGGTGGCAACTGTTCGTCTTGTTCAGGCTGTCCAGCCCCTTGATTTAATTCGCCAGAGAGAGCCATGGTTGCTTGTTCTGCCATTTCAGGGTTTTGGTCAACTGCGTTCATTGCCTCATAAATTTCAGGGTTCTGTTCGTAGTTCGCCTGGTTCTGTGCAAGAGCATTTGCTTGGTTCTGTGCCATAGCCTGTGCAAGAGCCACTTCTTGCTGGTTATTCTGTTTTAAGAAGCTCTTCACTAGAGGTCGTGGAACTTGGTCATAGAGAGCTTGTGCAATTAAGTAAGCCGAACCTTCCTCGGTTAGCATATCCTTGAATGTACCAAGTAGAGTGAGTGCATTAACAGCAAGCGACTTATCGTGTACTCGTTTGGCAAGTTTGGACTTAACTGTAATAGTCGCAGAGAGTGCCATCTGTTCTAGGGTCAAGAGGTCGCTCATTCCGTGGTTTGCCACCTCAAAACTTTGCTTTGGTGAGTATGCTACACGGTTAGCAATACATTGTCTTGCAATGTCAGCATATAAAGACATTATGGCATTTTGGTGCGTCGCTAGACCTTGTGCCATTGCTCCTTGTGCCATACCACTTTCAGCAGCAGAAGCCCTGTCGCCCATCATCTGCATTGCGTCAAACTGGTCATAACCGTGCAAGGTTTCCTTAATCTCTTTCTCTAGTTTGGCGATTTGGCTGTCAATAGGTGAGAAGTCATAAGGGAACTGAATTGTGGCGATATCACCTTGTATCTCATCTAGCACGACACCCATAATATTAAGAACGCCTTTTAATTCATCAGCGTCAGCAGAGTTCGCCGTGATACGCAAAATAGAGAGAATTTTAGCGACATGAGAGCGTTTTGCCTCCCAACCACAGAGTTCATCGTGTAAGTCGAGTAACATCATAACATCAGAAAGCGGATAAGACACGATGTCTTTATTTTTCACTAATTCCATTTTGAACTTAAGCGGACAATCTAATTTAAAGTCAATCACCTTTTTGACTAGTTCATCTGTCATTGGATTAGTCGTGGTCATTAAGATTTTACGGCTAAATGATTTGGAGTTGGCAGAAATAACGAAACGACGGTTGATAATCTGGAAACGGATGCCACGCTCTAGGTCATACATTGTAATAAGTTCAACATCATCACCACCATAACCTGACTTAGTTTTGGCTTCAGGTAGTATTGCTCTCGACTGATAATAAGAAAGGTTATAACAAGAGTATAGGTCATGTTTATAATCCTCCATACCCTCGGTTAAGCCACCTGTAAGACTTGGAGAAGAGGCAAGTGTGTTCATAGTTGAAACATATAAGTCTAGCCCATTAAGAGAACGGATTTTACGCCCATGGACTTTGACCTGCTTATTTATCTCTGTCTTATCGCCACTTGTAGTAAAGATATCAGTATCAGGAGCAATGATATTAAGATTTATCTCCTCATTAGGGTTGGAAGAGAGTATTGCCTTGAGTTTACTCCAGCTCACCATCTCGCCATACCCCCTAAAGCGTTCCTGTCCAGTAGATGAATACTTGGTGTCAAAGAAAATATTCTTCGGGTTAATTCGCTTGATTATATTCTTGTCTTCAATAGGGTCGTATTTAATATCAACTGCCACAATACCGTTACAGGTTAAGTCGTGGGAAAAAGTCGATGCCATTAAATCAAGGTGGGAGAGCGTGTAATCCTGCTCGCACTTTCTTGCCAGTAGCTCCTCGGTATTATCCTCTATCACCATAAATGGGTCATCAAGCTTATATTCATAACTATCGACCCCTGTTGACATCTGTGCCGTGCGGTTGTCCACCGCTTTTTTCAAAGTAAAAGAACGCCCCTCTGGCATTTCACCACAGAACTTCTTCAGTTTCTCTCTTTTACCTGTATCAGTAACTTTTGACAAATTGCTCGCTAGCTCATCTTGATAGGTGTTACGATAAGGTTTACCAGTTAAGGCAAGGTTTACTCTGTGTAACAAGTTCGCAAAAAAGACACGAGAACTCCTGCTTTCCTCTATCCATTGTAAAGGGTAATCAAATTCATTATTAAGACTGTCGCCATTCATACGCTTATTGTATCCTATATCACAAACACTTCAGATTTTTTACGCCCATCTAACTGTTTCTCGGTCAAGCTCCCTGCATATATCCAAAGACAAGCTACTTGGTCATCATGCCCTTTGCCTGCTTCCATACGCACCGTTACGCTCCCGTCGCTCCTCTTCTTTTTCTTCTTCACGAAGTTCCTCATCTGCTCAAGAATAACAGAGTCGTGAATAATGATTTTGTCCTGTGAAAGAAGCAGAATTATTTTCTCTATCATAGACTCCTTAGAACTTGCCGTAGTCCTAATCCCTATTTGTTTTACTCGCTCTCTTACGCCACCTCTGACTTTACCTCTCGCTGCTACTGCCCCTTGTGTATAGAAGAAGTTGTAATACCTAAGCTGTCTAACTGCCACTAAAAACGCCTCTGCTACATTGACCTCAGGACAAATCGTCGCTCTATTATAGAGTTTCGCCATCGCTACTGCAAAGTCGGCATAGTCCTCTATCATATACCCCTTGCCATTGAAAGTTGCCACCTGCTCCAGTCCTTCATCGTCCCAAATCTGCATAGCGAAAAAGTCGGACTCCTCAGAGAAAGAGGTAATCGGGTCAACGATAAGCTTATATCTATGCCCATGTTTTGGTGGTACAAACACTCTAAAATCAGACTCCTCTGCCATCTCTGCCTTGACCTCACCCGTTAAGTTGTCGGTCACTAAACGATAAGCCTGTCCTATCATCAAGTTCTCCTCTTGCTTTTTTAGGAGTGGTTCAGGAAAGACGGCTGAGTCATCAGTAATACTTAGGATATCCTCTAGTGTGGTCGGGTACTCATAACGCATGGTGGAAATCTTTAGAGACTTGGTGCGATACCAACCAATCTTGTCGGCGAACTCACTCTCTGGAATACCCTCTGCTTTCATGGCAGGAATAATCACATCACGCTCGTACTCAGATAAGTTATTAAGGTCAACACTCTCTCCATCACCCTTTCGCCCGTAAACCAAAAACCATGGCACGAATATAAAATCCATCTCCTCTGGGTGTTCTATCGCCGTCTTTACCTTATTCAAAAAATATGGTGACATACGGTCGGAGAAAGTCGAAATGAAGACCACTAAAGAGAAGCCGTAGTCTGGGATAGCACCAGAGATGGCATCTTCGGTCACCTCTGGGTGGGCGTACTCACTCGGCTCATCAGCAATCCAGATATTCACCGTACCAGAACGGATTGAGTTCGCCCCTGCCGACACCACATCACAGTATGAGTTTCTAATAATCTTCCCTCGAATATCCGAGTAATAAAGAGAAAGGGCGTTGGCGTTGGACTTCTTATAGATATTCGGAAAGATGTCTGGATGAACACCAGTAATTAAAGGTAAGAATTTCTTATCTAAGAAGCTCTGTGCTGCCCCACTAGTCTGCAAGGTATAAGCTAATGTTAAGTTCTCACAGCCACTAGCAAACGCTAAAACGTAATTAATGATAGAGGTCACGAGGACAGATTTACCAATCTGACGAGAAGATAAAATCACCACATCTTTTCGGCGTTCCACTCTCGTGGCTTTCGCAATATAAGAGAACAAGCGCCTCGCTATTCGCTCCTGCCCTCTGTTCATCTTAGGGTGAATAAGTCGCCTAGTGTCCTTGTCCTGTATCTGGACTAGGTTCTCAAAATAATACTTAAACCCCTCAAAATCGCCAGTCAGAGCTTTTCTTAACTCATCTGGAGAGATAGGTCCTGGGTCTAGGGCGTACTTATTCTGAAGTAGTGTGCCTTGACTATCTATTCTTGCTACCACCGATAATCTCTCCTAAAGTCGTGTCAAACTCACTCGGTGCTTCCTCTCGTTCCAAGACGCTATTATTCCTAATCGAGGTGTTGTATTTCGCTACTGCCTCTGTCAAAGACAGGATATCGTCTGACGAGGTGGCATTCTCAATCAAAAAGTATAACCTCTCAAGTAGTTTCTCATTGAGGTCAGTCACCGTTATCTGTTTCGGTGTCAGTTTCTCCACTACACACTCAATATCTGGCAAGACAAAATCCTCCTTACTTTACTTCTTGTCGACGAGCGTCAGCGATCCTACCAACCTCTAGCTCTGCCTGACCTGTAATCATATTGATTTGACGAAAAATCATCAAGGCTTCACTCTCCACCTCTGGGAGTTCGGCATAGGTAGCACTCTTAATCTTCTTAACCTTAGAGTTAAGAGTAGCGACTAAAGAATACAGGAGTTTTAAGTTCGGTGTCTCGACACTACCCTCTGACATTGCCGTCATCTCCTACCTTTGCCCCGTTCTCATTGCGCTGTGGTCTTGCCCCTGGGTTATTCTTTGGGTCGCTCACAGTAGTGATTGACCTGGTTGGGTGAATAATCGCCTCCTCGTCATACTCTCCTGCTTTTATCTCCCTGAAGCGAGCCATGGCAGCCTCTTTAAACAAAAGAACATCCAACTCTCTCTCAAACGTGATAAAGCGATTGCCATTCTCCACCACTTCACCTTTACTATTCTTAGTGACTAACGGAATATTAAAGTTATGGAATAACTCAGCCCAATTATAGTTATCCATAATAGCCTTGAGATTTACTACTGGATTCTCCTCTGTGTGGCTCTTAATCAAGTCCATCGCCTCTTTGACGGTGATAAATTGTTCGTGCATTTTTACCCTTTTTCCCTCTTATTAAACTAATTAAATAATAAAACAAATTAAATAAAAAGGCAAAAAAAGAGATTAAGCTAGTTTAGAAAGTAATACCTCTGCCTCGGCGATATTTATTGCACTACCATCACCAAACGACACGAAGTGAATAGGGGCAGTCGGAGAGGTTGCCCCAACAGCAATCGCATAAGAAGAAGACCCTTTAATTAAGTCAAGCAGTTCTGCCTTACGCTCCCCTGTAAAGATAGACACAGCATCAAGCGACTGCTCTTTCCCCATGTAAACAGGAATAGTCGCCCAATCAGAAAGCCCTGCCCCCCGCATCACTCTCCGACACATCTGCTCACTCCCTGAACAACTACACGCAATTACCCTAATCATTTGGTTTTCCTCCTCTCCCCCAGTCTCTCTTTTTTACGCCTTTTAATAATCTCTTGCAAGGAGTAGGCTTTCCCCCTATACTCCTCGTCTATATCTAGCATATCCTCTTTTATCAAGCGATTAATAATTTCCGCCATCACCTCATCGAAGTTATCCTTATGCACGACATAAGCTGCACAAATCTCTGGTCGCCAAGTCTGATATTTCTTTAGCTTCTCTTTCTGTAATGGTTGAAAGCTAGAGTCCTCCTCACGCTTAAACTCGATAAAGCCGTAAAAGCCCTTATAACAAATAATGGTGTCAGGCTCGCCAGCTGGTGTTGTCGCATTCTCCTGTAACTTCCAGACAAACGCCCCCTGCTCTCTTAAGCTCTTAATAAACTTCTGTTGTAAGTCTTTCTCTAATTTAGCTGGTTGTTTGATTGTCATTTTTTCTTCTCCTTAGTTTTTCTTCGTTTCGTTTTCTTTATCTCTCTCAACTCCCCCTTATCCTTATCCCAAACTAGTGTCGGCGATACCTCTATTAAACCGTCGGAGGCTCGTGGGAGTGTGGTAAGTAGGCGCATAAAGGCAAGACGAGCCATATCTGTTGATAAACTCATACGAGAGAGTTTAGTAATAGGATTTTTAGACAGGACACTAGTCTCTAGTAGCTCCTCTCCCGTAAATAACATTTCTGTACCACCATAGTCGCATAGCGACAACCTCGGATTAAAATATATCGCCCTCGCCACAATGAAGTCTAGTTTGTCCTCTAAGGCGGCTGAGGTTTTGGGCGCTACGAGTGGTGAGTCCGAGGGGATAAAACAACCCAAAAACGCTTGTGTCTCCTCTTTTTTCTCTTCCTCTTCCTCTTTTTCCGAGAAAGTCTCCACTAAACGGTCAAGATATGGGTCGTTATCCATTTGCCTCCTCCTCATACGCCTGCATTCTCTCCATCACACTCCCACCCAGCTCGTGATACTGGGATAAGGTATGGTTATTCATGTTAGTGGTCATAAACTCAGGGTGCAAAATCGGTAGTGGTTTAGTTCCCACAAAACATCTAATCTTGATTGATTTCTTACCCTGTGAGACCGTCCTATTGGTCACCTTAGAAAGCAAAAACCCATTAAAGAAGAACTGGAACTCTTTCCGCGTCTGTATCTTATACTCATGTATCTTGCACCAATTCACATAATCCGTATAGATAAGAGACACCGTAGTAAACCCGTTGAAGTATTTCTCAAACAACTTAAAGTACACAGAGGCGCTAGATGTCTCCTCCTCCATGAACTGCTGATAACTCCGCATAGTCGGTGAAAACACCATCTTACGATCGGGAGCCGAGTAATATGTCGCAATAGCGAGTACTAGGGGCAGGAGCTGGGCGTACATCTTAGCTGTATAGGTATCCCTCTCAAAGTGATTAGACTTGTTATCGCAAGACGATAAATCCGCTAAAAACGGAATAGCGAGAGTACGACGCATACACGCCTCTGTACCTGTGCCTCGCCACTCAGGCATGTGATTCATCGGAAAGACAGAAGTAAAGTCAGCCGTTAAGTATAGCGGCTCATTCGACCCCATACGAGAAAGCGTCAGCGTGCCATGGTCAGATAATACTTTGAAATTGGCCTGTTGCTTGTCGAGTTTCGTGTCGTCCTCCTCGTCAGGCGCATTTAAAAGAGAGTGGAGGAGCTGGTGGGTGTAGTGATCATCAGACAACTGACTCATCTTCACCAGCGAAGTGTTGCGTGAGCCAAGTAGGGTGTGCAACATATTCACGCAAGCCGATTTCCCTCCTCTGGCTTTCCCGATTAAACAAAAACTGCCGAGAGGCTTTCGTTTCATGAATATCGTCGCAATCATTCGGAGAATATCCGACAAGATGTCAGGGTTATTCCTCGTCCAGGCGTGCATGAACTTAAGCTCTTCAGGGAGTATTGGAGAGAAGTTGAGCGAGGTCTCGGTAGAGCGAGAGGCGAAGGGGAGCGCCTCTATTTTCTCTAGGAAATCGTGGTAGCGAGGCAAAACCTCTGCAGCAGTAATCAGAGCAGGATTGACCTCTGGGCGATGCTCCGTGTAAAAGCGTGAGTCGAAGAGGCGGAAAAACGACACCTCGTGTGGGGCGAGGTCATCTCGACGACGCAAGGTCTGATACTGGTTATCCCAGTAAAGGGTTGGTGATATTTCGATTAAATTATACAAATCTTTCATTTCCTTTTCTTCCTTCACACTTAAAAACAACGTATCTGAAGCCTGCGTTAATTGGGAAGCCGAGAACCCACCGAGATGCTCCTCTAAATAGGGACGAAGCAGCAGCTTTGCCGTCTCCTCGTCGAGATACTGAAGGGTGTGGGAAGTGGAACTGGAGGAGTCGAGCTTGCGGTAGTAGTAGGTAGAGTGTGGTGGGTTCTTCAGTCTGATTATCTGATAGTCATTTAAGACAAGGTTAGCGAGTGTGGAGACCTGAGCTGGTTGTTGTCTTGTTGGATACATACTTCTAGTTTAGTCAGTTTGGTGATATTTTGGAATGGATTTTGTAAAGATTACAACGTTATTAGAGATACGAAAATTAAGTAGGGTGGTCGGGTGGTCGAGGCGTTGTGGTGTTTTCTGGTGGTCGGGTGAGAGTGTGGAGTCGTGGGGGCGAGGCGAGAGGGCCGAGAGTGTAATGGCCGTGGAGGGGGTGTGGAGTCGTGGGGG